CGTCAGATGAATCAATCTTGGGTGCGCGACGATCTTCTTCCGGGCGGTCATCAACAATCTCTAACTCTAAATCAGAACTAGGATCAGCCTCTTCGTTATCTTTAGATCGTCCAATAGTTGTCTTGACACCAAAAAACTTTTCTTCAGCAGAAGATTCTTGAAATTCTGCGTTTTCTTGAACTTCACTCATAACTTAACAATCCCCCGTGGATCTTCTACAACGGCCTCTACGCTATCGTCATTGATCAAGCGGAACTCTTTGTCGTGAACCTTAAATCTGGTTCCAGAATAAGACCGCATAAGAACAAAATCACCTTCCTTGCAGGATGGCCCAGACGGAAACCGCTGAGAATCGCTATATGCATCTGGCCCTAAAGCCAACACCATACCTACGATTGATCCTATTTCTTCGTTATGCAGCGTTTCGGTGGCTTTTAATATGCCACCCGCTGTTTTTTCTTCGGGTTGTGGTAAAGCAATGAGTATTTTGTAACCTCTAGGTTGAGGCAACTGTTTTGCTTTGCGTGACTGCTCATCTTCTTGCGAGCTTTCGTCATCGTTTATTGCTAATGATTCGCTCATTAGTTGTCCTTTGCACTGGAAAAAAGCGTCCAGAGTCGCTTGCACCGCTTATGCGGAGTAATCTTCCTCGGCTTTAGCCTGCATATCTAAAAGCTCTCGCTCTGCTATGGCTAAACCCTCAATAATTCCTACACACTTCGAGTATTCACTATAATCTTTACACGCGCCACCGCTAATGTGGTCTGCGTACTCGTTCATCTGATTACGCAATGCTTTCCTGTAATACTCAAAGCTGTTCACGGACGATACACTACTCACCTTGCAAGTCCTTAGCTATTTCTTGCCCAATCTTAAAGCCTTCTAGCTGTTCTTTGGATGTAATGCGTCTTTCTTCTAACTCTTCGCGTGAGTTGTTTTCAGAGATACTTGCCGCAAGTTTTGCCTGAGCTATGCGATTTTCTTGATCAAGTCTCTGTCTTTGTATTTGTGAGTTGTCTGCGGCTTTCTGCATATCAAGCTGTATTTTAGCCATCTCTGATTGAGCCTTAGACTGAGCTTGCAACTCTTTGATTTGCAACTCTTTTTGCTGCATTTGCACAATCGGGTCTTGTGCTTGCTGTTGAGCTTGCTTGGCCTGAGCCTCTTGCTGGTTCTTGCCTTTAAGCTGTTCAGCCGCAGGAGCCACTAGTCTGGATATGCGGTACTCAATATCTTCTGGCAGTGGAGTGTTAGGCGACGGCAACTCGACACCAAGCTGCTTTTCGATCTCCATCCTGTACTGGAACGCCAAGTGCTCTTGTATGTGTGCAGCAAGAGCAGCCCCTGCCTGTTTGGCGTTGGGGCTTTTTGACATGATCTCCATAACCTTGGGATCTTCTATTAAAGACTTGTGAGCCAATATGTGAGCTTCATGGTCTTGGTAGATAAACGCCTTAACAGGTTCGCCGTTAATTATGTTCATGTTCTCTGAAACTGGGTCTGTAGGCTGCATATCGCCCTCTACAGGAACGATCTTGTCTGCATCCCTAATGTTGAGTATCTCAAGCATTTGCCTGTGCAGGAGCGGCATATCGTACATATCAGGCGATTGTTGGGCCAGTTGTAGTGCTGCTTGGTACTGCATAATCCTCTGAGCCATCGTTCCTGCGTTAGGGTCACTTACAGGAATAATGTCAACACGGTCATCAAAGTCCTCACGGGTTAACGCTGGGCCTTCTTCGTCGTATGGATACTCTTGAGGCCCGAAATCCTTAACCACATTAGACAAAAGCCGTAGCTCAGTACGCATAGAGGCGTGTAATCGCGCTTGAACCGCGCTCATTACCTTCATTGACCGTTCCATAATAGCCAATGTGGTGCCAACAGGCGCTTCTGCGTTCATATCTGCCGCTTTTACGTCGGCAGCAGAGGCAAAACGACGGCCTTCTTCTACAATATCGCCCATAAGCTGGTACAGCACCGTGCTTGGCTCTTTGTAGGGCAAAAATCGGATATTATCTTGGATTGTGCCGCCCGGAACGTCCACATCACGGAACTCTCCCGGCATAATTGGCGTGTCATCGCCTTTAATCCGTAATCCTCTAGATTTTAAGCCGCCCGGAAGGTTAGCTAACGTGCCAGCGTCCACAAGTTGACGTAACAAAGACGTTGCAGACTTTGCTAGACCGCCAATCATGTGGATTAGTCCAAATCCATAGAACCCAAGCCCCGGCATGTACTGATAATGCACAAAATGCTGCCGCTTTAGCTTGCGTTCATCCTCTTCATACCAGTTTCGTCTGATTGAAAGGATTGTTCTGGACGATAAATCTATTGTGATGACATACGGTAGTGCAATTCCCGTAGGCTCGCCCCCGTCCATGTCCTCAAAGCCCTCAAGATCAAGGTCAACCATCATCTCAAGGAGGGTATGCCTGCTGTCACTGTCGTAACTAGGCTCATCACCCGTTAATTCGTTGTATTTATTTTTGATTCTGTCTGAATCTGTAGACGATGAAGACGGATTGCCCAAATCAACGTCTGCATAAAACCCGGAAATCTGTAGCTTTCGGATTTCATTGCTAGTTTTCTTCATTATGTGAGTAGCACGCTCACATGTTTCTAGGTCTGAAGCCCCATAACTGACAACAAAATCCTCAGCAGGTACAAACATACTGCAAGGTCGGCCCATTGATGGATCGTAATACACCTTTCTAAATGCGCTACCCGCCAAAGGTAGAGAAAAAAGCATCCGCTCTGTCTCAGAACGGTACTCTGTCATCTTTTCAGTGAGCATATAGTTCAAATAGTCTTGAACTCTGTGTGCTTGTTTTTCTTTTTCGTCATCTATTTTACCGATAATAGATGTTTTTACAGGGCCGCTCGCCGGGAACAGCTCTTGAATGGCCTGAGACTGAAATCTAATTACAGATTCAGTAAGCAAAGGGTGGAAAACACCACAAGCGCCATCCCAAGGGGTGGTTCTTTCTTCGTGCTTTAACCCAAGAAGGTCTAATCCTTCAATGTAAGATCGCTCCCAATCAGATCGACTGTCTTTGTCGGATCTAAAAGCGCCTATAAGATCACCAGAGATCTCAGCTAGATCGCCATCCTCAATAAACTCAGCAAGATTGGCGTCATGCGGTATCTGAGCTTCGCCAAGATCGTCTTCGTCAAACTCAAAAATAGTTTCACCACCCGCCGCAATAGATACGGATTCGGGGTCAACAATCTCTATCTCAAGGGCTTGCTCCTCCATCCCCGGCATAAGGGGGGTTGGAGTTTGCAATGGTCGATCTACAGCCATTTATCCGTTTTTCCTGAACACTTGAGGTCGAGCAGCGCCAGAGCCTCTAGCCATTGTAACTTTGCCGCCAGCACTCATTTTTTTGCTTTGCTTTATTTCTTCTCGTCTTTTCCGCTTCTCCCTTTGTTCTGCCATGATGCTTTCTCTAGTCATGCCAAATGTGCCGGGGATATTATCTGATGGTCTTACCTTGCGTATTTTCACGCCGTCAACGTCGGCTGTCCTACCAGACTCAATAATTCTTTCAAGCTCGGCATCTTGCTTAGGATCTTTTAGCCTTGCAAAACTAGGCCTTTTGCTCTTTTTTTTGCCGTCGCCTTTATTTTTTTTGCCTTCCATAATATTAGCCCTTACCGCCACGCTTGCCGCCCTTGGTAGCCATCTTGCTTTGCATGGTCTTGCCACCTTTGAAGTAGCCCTTGGTCTTAGGAACCATGCCGCCAGCTTTCATTTTGCCTTTGCCGTCAGCAGCAAAAAACGGAACCATTTTTCCGTTCTGTTCAACCATAGGCAGTTTACCGCCTTTGTTCATGCCTTTGGCTTTCATCTTGCCGCCAGCCATGTAGCCTTTGGTTTTACCGCCCTTGCCGTAACCTTTAGTCTTCATTTTCATGCAAGTCTCCTGCATATAAATTATCAAAAACCTGATTTACGTCTAAGGTGTAATCCAAGTCTGATTTGCTGTAATGAATG